CCTGCCTACCTAGGTATTCGAGCTCAATGTTGAGGATGTCAAGGGCCTCCGCGTTCTTCTGAATAGTCTTTACGAGGTCGGACTGCTCGAAAGCTTCAGCCGTGCGCTCGTAGCTGTTAGCCAGGCGAATGAAGAAGTCTGATATCTTCTGGTTGCCTAGCTTCAGGAACGCCTCAGCCGCACCACGGAACTGCTTCTCTACAGCTCGCGCCCCCTCGGCAGACACACCGAGCTCGTTGAAGACGGTAGCTAGCCCGCCAAACTCATCGAGGAGCTGGGGGAAGTTACCGATCATAGCTTGCTCGAAGGTAGCTAGGTCGAGATCGTTCAAGTCGCCGATAGCCCGCTTGGCTTGTTCGGCGCTGACAGCGAATGTAGATACCGCGCCCTTGAGCTTGTCGATAGTTTCGGCAAAAAGGTCCTCGTTGGCTTCTAGCGACCCTTCACCAATGAGGCCAAGCTCTCTTTGGATAGCCAACCGCTCTGCTGCAATTCTAGCTCTCTCCGCCTCACGATTTGCTAATTCCTCTTCGATTTTTAAAATTTGCTGAATGAGGTTGAGGCGATTAGCTTCGAGGGCCGCCAACTGCAAATCAAATAGGGCGACGTCTTCAGCACTCAATCCAAAGACCGCAGCTAGCGTATCGAAAGCTTTTGCGCCTACCGTACCCGTATCCTTCAGATAGAGGTTAATGGAGGCAATAGTCTTGACAAAGTCGTTGAGATCAGTAAAGGCCTTCTCAAAACTCGTCTGCTCGGTCAGCCGACCCAACGTCTCCTCTGCCGTCCCCTCGTTCTCAATCTCAAAAAGACCTTTGAGAGCAGACAGTTGAGCTTCGAGCTGAGAGGCACTAAGCTTACCAAGATCACCTCCAACGCCCTTGAGCAGATCGCGGTATGTCTCTACTACCTTGTTGTTCTTTCTGAACTCGGTACGAAGCAGCAGCAGCTTGGCCTGTGTCCTGACAATGGCAGCACCAACAAGGAAGAGCACGCCAACCAACGCGCCAGTTGGAGTGAGTAGGGCCTGTATGGCGATAGCAGCCTGACCCAACGCAAAGATAAGTGGGCCTAGAGCTATGATGAACAGAGCGTTGCCAGCCAGGGCTTGAGCTTCCTCAAAGTTGAGCGTAGAAAATTTGTCTGCAAGATATTCGAGTACGTCGGCTACTCTCTGAACGACAGGGGCGAGAGCGTAGCCCAACGAGATACCAAGGTCTTCAATAGCTGCTTTCGTTCTAGCGACCGAGAAGAACAGCTTGTCCCGCATCATATCCTGGAACCCTTCGGCTGCACCGTCGACATCTTGCAATCGAAGTACCAGCTCCTCCATCTCGAGGCCCAGCTCCTGAATACTACCGGCAGCTACAACGCCGCGCTGCTTGAAGAACTCGAGCAGGGTGGCGAAGTCGTTACCCCCGGCTTGCACAGCGAGAAGCCCCTCGGACGCATCGTATCCATTCTCTGCGAGCTTAGCAAGTACCGTCTTCAATCTGTTACCAGCAATACCTCCTCTCTGAGCACTGTTGGCCAAGACCCCGAGGGCAGCTACCGTGCGCTCAAACGACAAGCCTGTCTGGTTGGCTACAGCACCTACGTTCTTAAACGCCTCACGGAAGTTGTCTGTTCCGAGTGCAGTCTTTCGGAAGGCGACAGCCAAAACATCGGCAGCCTTGGCGAAGGTGAGGTCGGTGAACTGACGAGTCAGACCAGCAATGGCATCACCCGTCTTTACGAGATCGCCACCGAAGACTGTGACGACACCAATAGTTTTTCCTACACCCTCACCTACTTCGTCAACAGAGAGACCCAACTTGGAAAGCTCTCTCGTGAGAGTAAGAACTTCGGTAGCTGTAAACTTCGTGCTTCTACCGAGCTTACGGGCGTTCTCTATGAGCTCACCGAAACCCTCGCCACCCGTGATAGCCTGGAGCTGCGATGCGATTTCATCAAACTGCGAAGCCGCAGAAACGGCAAAGCCCTCCAAGATGCCCGTCAAAAGTGACAGGCTTCTTGTAAGGCCCTGACCAAGTCGCGATGCCTTGACACCAAAAGCACCTAGCTTACGCTCCAGGATCTCAGAGTTCCTGAGAAAGTTGCTGTTGTCGAGACTGACAATAAACGCTAGTCTGCTGGTAGTACCAATGTTCGGCATCAGAAATGTTTTAGTTTCTCCAGGAGCTCCATAGCCTCTTGAGTAGAGGACACTCCCTGACTGTTCATTCGCTCGAAGGGATGGAAGTCCTTCGGCTCAAATTTCTTACCCTTGACGGAGTTTACATTAGCTATCAGCGACATGATCGATGCGGTGTGATCCCATCGTGCGCTGAGGTTGGACATGTAAGCCTCCCTCATGTATGAGTACTCGCGCATAGTTATGTTCCAGAACTGATCGGGTGTCAGCCCCATCTCAAAACCAGCCTTGTACATAGAATCCCAGGTCAACTCCTCCTTGGAATCTCCCTGGGAATGCGTTAGTTTCCCGACTTCGCGTCCTCAGCTCCGCCGATGGCTTGCGTCACCGCATCCATCATAGCAGAAATAGTCTCCTCTTCGTCGAGGGCCTGAGCACAGAAAGTCTCAAAGTCGGGGAGCTTAGGGTCCTTGCCCTTGCGGAGCCCATCGTTCTTAACGCCGAAGTAGCAGAAGGCACATACGGCAGTAAGAGGGTCGTCGGACATCCACTTGTCGATCTCGTCGATCTTACGGTGGTGGGCTTGACACATAATACGCAGAGCGTTGAGTGTCAGAGACGCATCGTACTTCTTCTTTCCGATGCTGAAGGAGAACTCCCCTCGCAGAGTGTTGTTCATGGTGGTTGGTTTAAGAAAAGAAGGGCGACGACCCCATGCCGCCGCCCGTTATGATTATGCTTTGTACAGCTCGTCGATACCCGTCAAGCTCACAGAGTAGGTAGCAATCTCGTCTACGTTACCCGTGATGCTCACGTTATCGATCAGAGCCTGACCCACGTATGAGAGGTCGTCGACATCGAACTTCACGATGACGTACTTGCCGTCGCGTGCCAAGTCGAGGAAGTCCTCGCCCGTATCGTTGGTAGCCTTCACGAGACCGTCGCACGAGACCGTCCAGGAGTTGTCGCTCTGCTGGAGGGTGCCTCCCGATCCATCGCGAGCTACGTCTTCAACGGTGTTGCTGAAGTCGATGGTGCTCGTAGTAGCTGCTGCGGCCAGGGTGAGTGCAGTCTCAGTATACGTGTCGGTTGAAGCCACGATAGACCCGAAGCCCAAGAACGTGGAGTTGTCGGTAGCTACGATGAGGTTGTCTGTAACATCGGCGCTGACGCCAGTTTTAGCCGTATCGATATCATCGTAGTCGTTAAGGACCGTGTATTTGTTTTCGCTCCCGCTACCATGAAAGTAGATAGCGAGGCAGTTTGCGTTAAGTACTGACATGGTGTTATGTTATGCTTGGTATTTGTAAAGCTTTCCGTATCCGCTCAAGCTGACGCTGTAGGTAGACGTCTCATCGAAGCCGCCGGAGAGGCTGACGCTTTCAATCAACGCCTGACCGATGTAGCTTACGTTCTCGTCATTGTCGTCGGTGCTGTCCATAGCCGCGTTGTTGAGTACGAAGCGCACGAAGACGTACTCGCCAGCACGGGCGTAGTCCATCAAGTTCATAGCTCCATAGCCAGCGACACCGCCAGTTTGGATAAGACCATCAGCAGACAGGGTCCAGCTCTGCGCTCCCGAAACGATGAATGTCTCGCTTCCGCACGAGCCGTCACGAGCCACGACTTCATTGACCGTATTGCTCAAATCGAGAGACGTGCTCGTAGCTGCGGCCAAAAGGCTCAAGGCTTGTGGAGATGCTGCGGCAGAGCCAGTCACACTAGCAATAGCTGGTTGGCTAGAAATTTTGTACACGTCATCAGTAGAGTTAACCAAGATAGCGTCGCCAGCGGCAGAACCGTTCTTAGTCCACGCATCGGAAATGGCGAGAGCAGATGTAGATCCTACGCCAATAGTGAATGGATCTGTCGATCCTTTAGACAGGGCGTAAAGCCCCATATAGTTTGCATTAAGTAGTGCCATGGTTTTTTTTAAGGGGTTTGTACGCCCACTTACAGATTACCGTAAAGCAGGTCGTCTAGAAAACGGAAGATTTCGTAGTCTATATTCTTTCTCACCTCAGCCACGTTTTGGCTGATGGCTGGTGCGATGTGCGGTGTAGGTTCGTGGTGTACCGTACCCAGTTCCGCCCAGTGGTCGCGCCACCCAGCCAGAGAATACGACAAGCCACCTACGCCTATGCCTTCGCCGCTCACTGCACCTACGCGCCAAGCCCATACGTTGGGTGGCGTCTTGCTGATAGAGCGGATGCGGAACGACTCGCGCAAGGCCCCCGTATCGACAGGTGCCAGGCTCGACATATCCTTACGCATAGGCTCCAAAGATCTACGGATGATGCGGTTCAAGTACTTCTTACGGTCCTTGATCTTCTTCATCCTGCGGACAGCGCGTGGGAACACATCGTTCCTGTCGATACCCTCGATCTCCATCTGTACGCGGAAGCTACCTCCCTTTCCTACGAATGTCGGCATCAGGTGGTAGGTACTGTTCCCTCATTGTCGCGGAAGCGGCCACGGACATTCATGCCCTCGCGCCTCCCAATGGGGATGATGGAATAGATATCGAACTCGGCACCGTTCCACACGACGATGTCGTCAAAGCGAAGGCCGCTGATATAGCGGCATCGGAACTCAGCCTTCATCTCGGCCACCGTCTGGTCGTCGTCACTGAACTCGCTAGCCCCAGCAGAGGGTGTGCCCAGGTGCATAACCCGACAGCGGATACCCTCCTTCCAGGTGGTAGCGGCATCGATGACGTCGCCGTAGTCGTTGACGCTACGCGTGACACGCTTGATGTCGATCTTCTCGTTGAGTTCCCCTGCTCTCATCAGTACTGTCTTGCGCTTGCCATGAGACGTTGGACGCCCTCCTTCAACTCCATGGTGATACCGCCAATAGCTTCGGCTTCACGCATGTTGTAGTAGTGACCCACAAGGAGCAGGGCTGCTTGCTTGTACTGGAGAGGCGCACTCGACAAGGCGACGCCAGCAGTGAAGCTGACCTTGACGTAACCCTTCTTGTACTCCGTAGCTGTATCGGCTACGAGGTCTCTGAAGTTCTCAAAGTAGATGTACGCGGGGTAGATATCCTCGATTACGATATACTTGAGATCGGCTAGGTAGTCACCAGCGGTATCGTCCGTGACGTCAGTGCTGAGAGCCCCGCTAGCAAGACGGTACTTTACCGTGATCGTGCTGCCGTCGATGTTGTTTACGCCAGCCAATTCAACAGGGTGCTCCAGCTCGTCGTAGTCTACGAGGACCTCGACAGAGTGGGTGCCCAACAAGCGGTCGGTGAGAGACTGCATGTAATCGATAGCTGCGTCAAGGTACACCTTGAGCAGGTCGTCATCACTGTCGTCGATAGCGCGGACGTGATTACGCATCAAAGCCAAGGCGTCAGCCTCGGCAGCAGCAAACAGCTCCGTACTAGTAAGAGACGATCGTGTGACTTTGATATTCATGCAGAGAGAGATAAAAGGGGCCAGGCCAATTCCTAGCCCCTTTCGTTAGAGTTTAGGCGGGAGAGAGATCACCACCTTTCACACCGTCAGTGCGCAAGACAGCAACGTCAGCGTACATGTTGGCGATGATGCGGACAGTGTCCTTGTGAGCCTCCGTGTACGGATCAACCATGATGTTCAAACCACCCCATTCGCAAGTCACAACTTCTTGTGGCTGAATCATGTAGATGAGGTCATCTCCAATCAAAGTTGAAGTAACCGTGTTATATCCAATGATGCTGTTTGCGTTAGGTGCAGCGAACATACCAGAACCAGCGTCGAGAGAAGCCTGACGCAAAACGCGGAGCACACCTGGCTCCGTGAGGAACACGGCGCCTGATGGATCAACATCGTCCGCACGCATGAGCTCCTCCAACAAGTAGGGGATATCAGCGGCGTCGGCGGCGCTGTAGTCCACCTCAGTCACAGCCGTGCCGAGGGCAGACACAATCAACTTGTTGTACTCCACTTCCATGCCGCGACGCATGTCGGCAGCCAGGAAAGACTGGAGGTCGAAGCTGTTCTGCGTGAGCAACTGCTGCGTCACCTTTGCGTGAGAAGCGATACGGGTGGGAGAGAGCGTCACATCGGTGAAGCCAGCGTTTGATGAATCCCGATCCGCAGCCTCGTTCTCAACGCCGTAGGTGAGTGGCGTAGTCAAAACAGGGATAGTGATATCGCCAACAACGCCAGAGATGCGACGAGCACCGATCTTATCGGCGATAGTCACTGGCTTGTAGTCAGCAATAGGACCCTGGATCTCGGTAGCGACAGTGGTGCCAGCCAAAGCTTCGTGCTCACCGTCCACGGTAGTAGTTGCACCCATGACGCCTACAGCGGCACGAGACATAAACATGCGTGGGATGCTGATGCCGTTAGCCACAGCCAAGCCCGATCCACGGAACTCGCTTACACCTTCTTGGTTAACTTCGGCTTCGAGTCCTGTCAAGCCACCGTTAGCCGCTTCGCGGATAGCTTTGCCCAAATCAAAACGGGCGCGGACGTTTTGGACTTTGTCGCCCAATCCTTGCACCACTGCTGGTGCGTTTTTCTCTTCGTTCATAGAGATTTCAGATTCTGCGCCCCGTTCAATAATTTCATCACTCTCTTCGGCGACGGGGGCGTCCGCCGTTTCGAGCGTTACTTCTTCGCTGCGTGGCACGGGCTTAACCTCGTTATCCTCACAGCCGCAGTCTTCTTCGTCTGCCTCCTCAACTTCTGCTACTACCTCTTCTTCTACCACCTCTTCAGATCGCACCTCTTCCTCTTCGATCTCGGTGACTTCGGCGTTGGCCATAGCCAGCTCCATAGAGCGCAAGCCCACCTCGGTGGTGGGGTACGCACCCTGCGTAGTGGGTGACACGTCGAAGAGCAGATCCACCTCTTTGATGGTGCGGAGGTTCATACCGCCGTCACGCATCTCCCACTCGTCATCTTTGATAGTAAAGCCGAAGCTGCTGGTCGAGACGTTACCCATACGGATGTTCTCTACCAGATCTTGGGCGTAGCTTTGGTTGCCTACCTCGAAGCGGTACTTCAAGCCACGCTCGTCAACGGTCAGCTCCAGTCCGTGACCAGCACGGGCAAGGGGCTTGTTGATGTCGTGATTGAACAACGCCACGGTGTTGGACATGTCCGCGCCATCGAAGGCGCCGCGATCGATGCGTTCAGCAAAAGATCCGCCAATGACAGTCTCGTCATCGAAGACGGCGGCGTAACCCTCCACTACGGTGGGCTTACCCTCGTCAGTGCGAACCTCAAAGCTGCCAGGCAGGAATCGCTTCTCTACATTGTTAGCCATGTTGTCTAGGGTTATTTGTCGTTTTTGTTGATGATCCCGGAGCACCAGCTCTTCATAGAGCTACCACCCCAAGCAGCGTACATCACGCTGCCGCAGATCTCCTTGCCGTCCTCGTCGTAGAACTTGCCTTGGTTGTACTCGGCAGCGCGGCTAAGGAATGAGAATGTTCGTTTGATCGTAGCCATAGAAAGCTTCTCTCCAGAAGCGATCTGGTTGGCACGCTCCCACCCAACGGCGGTCCCACACTTGCTGCCCTTCTCGTCGCGATGACGCAGGGCCTTGCGAGCGGCAGCCTTAGCTGAATCGGGATATCCTCCGTAGGAGTCAGCCATTAGGAGAGGTTCTTGGCGGTGAGGTTGGTCAAGGCGCCGGCAGCATCGACCGCGCTGTACCCCACCTCGTGACGGTACACATCCTTTCCGATACGGACCGACCATGCTCCCTCTGTAGCTACGGTGCTGTCGTCAAATGATGCGCCAAATGATGCAGCAATAGCTGCAGCCCATACGCCACCGGCTGCAGCGGCTGTTTGCACGTCAATAAGGTTTACGTGCTGAGGGGAATTAACCATGTCTTCCCTGACAGCCGTAACAAATTCTACGAAGCCGCCAGTTGCAGTGGCCTCTTCATTGGTGTGCGTAAACTCATATTCAGTACGCGAGGGTTCCGAGTAAGTCAAAGACCCCACGGCCTTAGCGTCGCTACGCTCGCGACACATTACGATCTTGTAGTGGTAAAAGTGTGCCATTATTCAGTGCTAGTTTTGTTAGTCACCGAGTCGGCGTAGTCGTTCATGCGACTCAGCGGGATAGAGTTCATAAGGATGTGGTGTTCATCGCCGCCATCAACCGGACCAAATCCTTCGCGGCTGCGAACCTCATTGATGGACATGACGCCGTCTTGCAGGAGGGAATGGTAGAACTTAGCCCGGTTCTCGCTATCCGCCCGCAACAACGTGTCGACGTCGAAGGTGCACTGCAAGGCTTTGTCTCCTCGCAGCAGTTTGCGTTCGACTTCGAGCTCGATGCGTCGCACCCAGGGGAGGATACATCCTTGGTGGAATTGGAGGACCTGCTGTTCATAGTTGCTGTACGCCGTGTTGCTCTCCATGCCGATCATAGCGGGTGGGACCTGGTAGATACGTGCGATCTCTTCGGTGCTGTACTTCTTCATCTGAAGGAACTGCAACTGCTCGAGAGGTACGCTCAATGGCTGGTATTGGAAACCGCCACCGAGGATAGCAACCTTGTGGGCGTTACGGCTACCCGTGTACTCACGCTCCCATGTGGACTGCGCTTGCTTCATCTGCTCAGCAGTCATGTGTTCTTTGGTGGACAGGATGCCTCCGAGCATACCACCATTCTTGAAGAACGTAGATCCAAAGTCCTGGACAGCCTTGGCCGTACCGAGATTCTGGATCTGGACGTGTGTCGGGTTCAAGCCACGGAAGGCTTGGATCTCTAGGACGTCACGCTGGGGAATCTTGCTCGGTGCCCCATCGTAACTGTAAAACTTCTCTCCAGTGAGAGGGTTGGTCGTGTAGGAGATACGGCTGGCTGGGATGTGGTACATCTGCACCTTAGAGCCAGACCGATCGATATAGGCATGTCCCGCTCCGTAGAGCAGGGCGTCGCTGACCAAGCGTTGCCAGAACTCATAGGCCCCAATGAACTCGTTAGGTTCCCGAGAGACAAGTTGGTGGATAGGGTTGTTATCCATCTTACGGCGTGAGCCGTCGCGGCCAACCCTAATCACAGAAGCCGGCATCATAGCGATAGTATCAGCGATACGGCTGACACATGCGTACACGGCAGTAAGCTGCAACGACTCGGCCCCAGAACTAACGCCCACCAGGGTGTTGTTAAGCAAACTTGAGGGGCCCATGAAGGACAGCGGCGAGTGCTCCGCAGTGTAGCGGCTCTCGGTAAAGCTGTCGAAGATACGTTTGAAGATGCTGGGGGTCCCTCGGTTCTCGGCCATAGAGTGGGATTTGTTGCGAAATTATATCAAGTTATGTGAGTGAAAACCAATCACACACTATCTCCACCCACTACCGCCATGAAGAACTCGAAGTCATTGGTCGTCTCCTCCTCAAAGGTGAGCGCCTCGCCAATAGCCATGACGGCTGCTACGACGCCATCGATCTTGTCTCCGCTCTTAGCCTTGTCGGGTTTGATGTTGCCACTGGGGTCTAAGCGTAGCGTCACGTTGCCCATCATCCATCGGAGCACCTCGTCGCTAGCGTGGACCAGCTTACCCTGGAGTGCAGCCTTCTCGTATTCTTTCGATGGGAACGACATGCTGGCGAAGCCCTGGCCGTATGGATCGCAGGGCACGCCATCGCCTTCAAGGTCCCTGATAAGGTTGAGTGAGTTCCACCTGTCATAGGCCACGCCCTTGATAAGGTACTTCTCCATCAAGTTGTCGGCATCGTACTCGACCTTCCCGTCCATAACGTAGTGGCCGCTGATCATGCGGCGGATGACGTTGTAGTCGGTGACGTTGCCCTTCGTCAGATGTACGTTCTCTAGCTCCTGGAACCGCAAGTACATGGTGTTCTCGTCCCTGTCGATGCGACGCTCTACCGCTCGCTCGGGGAGGAAGTAGTGCATCTCGAATCCCCACCCCACCTCTTCGTTGCCAGTGCAAATGGCTAGTGCCGTCATGTCATCAGTGGCGGCCAAATCGAGACCTAGATAGGCGACGGGTTTGCTCGTTTTCTCGTCGATGACGTGAGTATCGCGCACCTCGCGGCAGTTGCCCTCCACCATCCAGTCGTCGTCGGGGATCCAGACGGCACTTGAGCCCACGAAGACATTCAAGTGCTTGACCATAAATTCTGTGATGGAGCGGCTGCCGTACAGCTTTGCGTTTTGGCATTGAGTCGTCAAGTATTCTTTCGAGATGGAGACGTCGATGTTGGGGTTCGACTTGGCCCACGCAGAGGGATCGTCCCAGTCGTCGCCTTCGTCAATCTCGTAGGGGAGGATGAGAAGCCTATCGTTTTGCTTTGTACCGTCCAGGACAGACTTGCCAGCCGACATAAACATGGCGCATGGACCGTCAGCTACGAAACCGGCTGTCGTGATGGCCAGCATGATTGGTGACTTGCGCGAACCCATAGAGGAGGCCAGGACTCGATAGAGGTCCGCGTTCTTCATAGCATGGAACTCATCGACCACCGCGAGATTCAAATTGAGACCGTCAAGGGTGTTTGCGTCAGATGACAGAGGTTTGATGACACCCGACCGTGGGGCCTTGACCTCGGCCCTATGCACGTTGAACCTCTTGGACAGAGGCTCGCTAACCTTGATGCAACGGCATATCTCGTCAAACACCTCGCGTGCCTGGTCGCGCTTGGTGGCAGCGGTAACCAACTGAGGAGCCCCATCACCGTCAAGGACGGCCATGGCAAGGGCGATGGCTGCCGCCAGCTGCGACTTACCATTCTTACGTGCGACAAATAGGTGGGCTGTCGTAAACCTCCTGCGCTTGTGATCGGCTTTGTCGACCCAGCCAAAGAGTTGGCCAACGAAGAACACCTGCCATGGAGCGAGGATAAACTTCTTTCCAGCAATCTCACCCCTCGTGTGGACACAAACCCTCTCTATGAAGTTGATGTACCTAGCAGCAGATGTTATGTTAAACTCCCACTCCCAGTCATCACGATCACAGTCAGCGATAAAACGCTCGCACGCCTTCTTGATGTAACTGCAAGACACGATGCGGTCCTCGACTACATCTTCGACGTAGTCCCACATCCTGTCCAAAGCTCTTACATCAATACTCAAGATTATGTCAAATCATCGATGTCATCTCCCTCACTGCTCTTGGTCTTGGCGACACTGGCATTGCTAGCCGCACCCAGGATACGTGAACGGTCCATGGGGCTCAGGCCAAGCTTGGCACTAAGCTTAAGTACCTGGTCCTGGGCCTTGCTCAAGGCTGTGAAGGCGCCAGACACGTTGCTCGTGCCGTTGGGGTAGATCTGGATGGCATCACCATAGCCGTGCATATGACGTGCCACTTCAATGTAGATGGCAAGGGACTTGGCCAACATCGTGATTGTAATCACGTCGACGCTCTCGATCAGGCCACGGTCGGTGAGGTAGTCCACGACGATATTGAACAGACGCTCGCCATCATCGTCAAGCTGGAAGATAGGCTGCATCTCTGCACCACCAATCTTGCGGATCGCGTCCTTGACCTCATCGCCCTCCTTCGTCTCATTGAGCTCCTGGACGGCCATACGCATCTTGTCCAGCGGCTTAGTCATGGAGTCCGTGGTATGCCCAGATGCGCCAGCCATAGTCTGGTGATGCGCCACCTGATGTTTGAACCGCCACAATATTCACTGCGCTATGAGCCCTGTTCAAATCGTAGCCCTGAGCCGTCTCCACGCTTTCGCCAGTAGCTGGCAGCAATTGCACGAAAGTGTTGTTGTCTACGTTAGTGCCCAAGATGAAGGTGTAGATCTTGCCGACATTGTCTTCAGCTGAAGGTAGCTGTACATAGTGGGTAGCCTGGCTAGATGAGCTGAGAAAGTCTAGATAGTAGACCTGCTCCGTCAACGATACAGTTGTTGTCAGGCCATCACCAATCTCAAAGTTGTAGTTGATGTCCATCCGATCATGACCCTGCCACGAGGGGCTGAGGTAGTTGACGACGGCACCACTGTTTCCAGTGCTGATCTGCCAGGTGCTGCCCACAAGGGCGACGTGGTTGTTGTCGACATCGACGCCATAGCGCTCGTCCTCCAGCCTGATGACGTAGGTCGAGCTCACTGCGCCTTGGATCACAGCTTTCACCGCATCGTGGATCTCAGTCGTCTCATCGGCGGTGCGACCATAGATGTTCACGTTGACGCGGTAGGTGATAGCCTCTGTGGCCAGGGGGATGCTCTCGTCGTAACCTACGCTGCCGATGTTGAAGGTGATGCCAGGCATGCTGTCGCGCTGTGGGCGGCGGGCAAACGTGATCTTCTCCTCCGGCACAAGGTCGGTGACGGTGCTGTTATTCTTCAGCAGGTTGCGTACATCAACCAGCAGGGTTCGCATGCTCATGTGCGTGTTTGTTTACGGTAGTACTTGCGGCGGAGATAGTCCTGCCACTCTTTCTTGGTTTCGAAGTAGACGCCCTTGGCAGCATAGCTAGCGCGTCGAGTGTTGCACGAACGGCAGCTCCCTACGATGTTGTCCTGATCAAAGAACTCTGCGTGGGTGGTCGCGTGCGACGACGGGATGATGTGGTCGGCTTCGGTGGCTTCAACGGCAAGACCGCATGCAAGGCACCACTGGCATAGTGGGTCGCGGTAGAGAACCGCATCCCTTGTCGCCAGCCACTCCGCTGTCTTGTACAAAGAATTGGATTGTGACGCCTCGACGTTGTTGAACGGCTTCTTGATGTCGCCCTCGGGGGTGCGATCAGCGCGGCCACGCTTGTCGGACATCCACGGCTTGTTCCGTGCTCTGCGTTTCAGGTCCATGTGGCAATACTACGATGGGTGATGTGAGTGGTGAGATGGAGAGGAAGAATCCGAAAAGTTTTTTCTAAGCCACAGGGCCTAATCCC